AAGTAATCTCATTAGCGTTTAAATCATTTGCTATAATACCTGCTTGTAAACGTTTGTATAAATCAGTACCTAAATAATTCTGTATGTGTATTTCCTGAGCTATTTTAATATAGTTCATGAATTTATCAGTATCTATATTACCATCTAATATAGTATTTCTCTTTAAATCTTCTGCTTTTATGAATAGTGCTACTGCCATATCTTATTTATTTACAAATCCTTGATTAGGCATATTAACAGGAGCTACACTTACTTTACTATCGTTTGCAGGTGCTCTAAAACCCTCACTTCTTGCCTTTGTTGTGCTTATTGTTGGAGCTAAAGGTGATTTAATATCTATTTTAGTTTCATCACGTTGTACGTAGGTTTTTCTAAACCATTTATGATGACAACCTCCACCACCTTTATATAACCAAATAGAATAATTATCAGCACCTGCTAAACCCCATCCTGGATTAACAGATTGATTCTCCATTGCTATAATATCTTCTTTACGGTATATTTTAGAAGCTGTAACCATTCTTTTACAAAAATCTCTACTGTTTGCTCCTGCTGCTAATGGTGCGTATTGATAACGAACTTTAAATTTAATCCCTTGTGAGTTTTCACCATCTTGCTCACTCTTTGCGTTAGGTCTAGCAGTACCAGTTGTAACAAAGTTATATACTTGTTTCTTAAAAGATAGTTTAGGATTGTTTAATTCTTCTACTTGACCATCTAAATAATCTTCCATTAAATAATCTACTTCCCTTTCATCTATTAATTCCCACTTTTCTAAATCTTCATCTTCACCTAAACCTATTAACGCATTAGCTATTAAAGTATCATCGTGTTCTGCTGATAATTCTGTATTTTCATTATCTACAACGGTTTCAGCATCTTCTGTTTCTTCGGTTGTTGTTTCAACTACTTCTTCTGTGGTTTCTTCATCATACATAAAAGGATTTAACGATATAAATTCTAAATCTCTATTAACACCGTTAAACTCATCTAACTTTTCAAACGCTTGTATTAATAACTTTCTAAAAGGTTTAATAACTAATGTTTCAAACAATACAGAAGCTACTTTTAATTCATCTGCATTTGATCCAAACCCTGTATTTGTAGATAATCCTAAAAGTAATGGACTTGTAACCCTATGAGATACTAAAATTTTACTCATGGATTCATTAGATAGAAATTGATATTGTTCACTTGCATCAGATAAAGGAACTGGTGTTATAGTACTTTCACTTTCTTTATTATCATTAAACATTAGTACTACACGACCAGCATTTGAACTACCACTATATTTAGCTTGAATTTTACGTTCTATTTCTTTTGCTTTTTCCTCAGTTGCAGGTACTCCATTATTCATATTAATTAACATACTTGGAGCTAAGCCATTTTGTATATTATTTATATGATAGTTTCCTATTTCTTCTTCTAATTCAGCATATTGTAAACCACCTTGATAATCAACAGTAGAGAAATAAAATAAACCACTATTATAAGGTTTAATATATAATATAGATACACCTTTAGATTCCTTACCATTAAACGCTGGTATTCTTTCTAAATCTGATATACTTCTAACCTTAGTCCAATCTCTTGAATGATAATAAGCATTAACAACACCTTTTTCATCTGCTTTTTCTGGAGCTAAACTCTCTATAGGCATGTGAGAACCCTTAGCTGATTTACCTTTACCAAATGTCTGTACTTGAATAGCACATTGACCCATTGATTTTAAATCATTTTCAAGTCTTTGTATATCATTCTCTGGTATTACATCATAAAAAGATTCATCATTTAACCCTTCTCCATGAATTAAATCTATAATTGATTTAATAACAGCACCATTTGTTGCACTACCTCTACTTCTATCTATTAAATATTGAAAATAACTATTTTTAGCACCGTAAGTAACGTATTTTTTACTCGGCACTTCTTTTATCTCAGGTTGTACGTAATTACTTAAATTAACTATACTAATTCTACTTTCTTTACTGTCCATATATTACGTATGTATTATCTTTACTTGTATCTTCTGTAAATTTACCATCGTTCATAGTAAATGCATCTATGTCTTGATTAGTACAGAAGATTCTACCTCTATAAATTAATGTATTATCTGTTTTTGATATATCTATATTGTAATAAATATTCTCTTTTAGGTCAAATATTTCAGTAATTTCTAGGTAGCCACCGTTAGTAGTTGCAGTTATATCAGTTTCTGAAATAGTAGTATTAGATTGTTCATTAGTAATAGTGTAATTAACTAAACTAACGTACTCTCTAGGTATAAAATTTAATGTTTGAGGTGTTGCACTCTCTAATAAAATCTTCATATTAATATAACTATAATATTACCTATTTGTTACATTATAAAAAAGGGTAAGCACAATGCCTACCCTCTAAAACAAATTATTATGAAATCTAAATATTACGGTGTTATCTGAACAGCACTAACTGTTGCAGTTGTTGTAGGAATATCTACATCTAAGAAATTAGCAGGAGCTGCTTCCTCAGCAGTCATAGTTAAAGTGTAACCAGCTGCATCACCTCTTGCTCCACCTGTTGCAATAGTTCCACCTGTTACATCAGCACCATTAGCTAATCCCATTACTAAATAATTATCATTATAATCTTGAACTATAATAGTAGGACTAGCCCATACTAATAGTTTTACTTCTTTGTGTGTAGCCTTATCTAATTTCGGTAAGAAAACAGATAAAGATTGTGCAAAGAATGATGTACCATTACTAATATCTTTCGTTATAGTACCTGCATCAAAGGTATTGTTATTACCTTTTAAATTAAATTCAAAAAACTCAGGAGTACCAGCAAATGTAGTTATAACATCAGTATCAGTTATATCATACGTAATAGCACCTAAATCATCAGTAGTAATAAAGATTTTTTTAATCCCTCCTTGAGAATCAAAACATCCTTTAGCTCTACCTGTTGTTATATCACAAGCCATATTATATATTTTTTATTAAAAAAGGGTGAGCAGACAAAACTACCCACCCTTTATATTATTATTAATTAGTTTATTATACTACGGCAGTCGTAGATAAGTACCAAATCACATCCTCACTATTATAGTAACCTACACCAGCGTTATAAACAACTTTACCTCTTACTTGACCAGTTAAAAGACCTACTTCGTCTTCATCTACTACTCTAATATCATTTTGATCTGACAATAAGCCAGTTGCAAAAACTAAGTTACTTTTTTCAAATACTGTAATAGTATTATCAGGTAAACCATTAACTTCTGTTAAGGTATATTTACCAAATTTAGCCACTTTCTCGTCTGCTGTTCCGTTCCAAGCAATACCTTTAGATACTAAGTAGAACCAATAAGCCTGAAATACGTTAGGAGCAATTGCCACAACTAAGTCTTTACGTCTTAAAGATGTAGGTATAGCTGCTAAAACTTTTTTAAGTTCAGATTCAACATTAGCTTCTGTAATTGCTGCAGCTAAAGGAATAATCCCATTATTAGCTTTGATAATGTTTCCATCTGCTGTAAATTGTTCAACAAATCCACTAAATTCACCTGATGTTGCTGCTAATCCAGTCCAAATATCATCATCAATCTTTGCTGCTTGTGACTTCATTACTTCGGCTAAAATAGCTTCTTTAATATCACTTGCCATTAAATCATTGTGAGCAGATGCTCCAAATCCATCTTCTGACCATGTTTGTCTAAAATCTTCCTTGCAAACTTGGAAGTTGTTCATTACTTTCTCAGGTGTTAAAACCTTTTCAGAAAGTGTAATTGCTCCTGCTGGGGTAAAATCACCACATGAGTAATCTACTGTTCCATCAGTATAAGCTATTTTTCTTAAATTAAGTTTATAGTTTACATTCGGTGTTACCGTTAATAAACCTAATCTTAAAGTGTCTGCTTCTTTAAATGAAGCCCCAATAATTTCACCAGCTACTTTACCAGCGTAATTTGATCCAACTGTTACTGTTGTTGCCATATTATTTTATTTATTTTTTTGAATTGCGTTTAGTATTCTATCCGCTGATGTTGATAATTTAACTTCTTTTACTTCTGGAGAATGTACAATTTTTTCAGCGTCAGGTTTATCATCCACTTGCTTTTGTAATTCAACTTTTTCTTGTGTTAACTCTTCGTTCTCTTGTTTAAGAGAGTTCATTAGTTCCGCTACTTGCATTTTAAGACTATCAAACTCCTCTTTAGTTACAAACTCAGCTTCTGCTGGTGCTTCTTCGGGTTTAATTTCCTCTGCTACGG